CGAGGTCACGTCAGCAGCGACCGAAAACGCCTGACCGGAAACGCCGAACCGGTCCCCGGCCTTGAGTACCAGAGTGCTCGCAGGCCAGCCGCTGGTAGCCAGAGATAATCCAGTCTGTGAGGCCCCGGAAACCACCGGAGCGCCACCACCCGCACCTTGCCGCACATAGTCGGACATAGGCACCAGGATACGATTTGCCGCGCCCTGAACGCGCCACAGAGCCGCTTCCAGTTTTTGACCCTCATCGGGTTTGAGGTTCACGAACGACAGCGATGCTTCCCAGAACTGCGGATGAACCTGTTCCGTGCGTACGGTGCCGGATAGTGGCGACCGGAACCGCCGTACACCGTCCACCAGCCAAAATGAGGCACTGGCAACAGGCACACCAGACGGCCACGCTAGATCGGTCATGCGAATCCCCTGCGCCGTTTGAGTGTGATGCTCTGCTCAATCTGCGACTGTATCAACGGCACCAAAGCCAATAGGCGGCCGGGATTGTCAGACTCGCGCGCGTCGATGTTGACCACCACAGAATTGCCACCCAGGCGATTGTTTGGGATCACTGTTCCAGATCCGCGCGGTACAATGATCTCAGGTCCACGCTCGCCGACCAAAAATGCGCGGCCTGAATCTATTGGCCCACCGGCTGCTTTACCGCCGCCAAACGATTTCGCTACCAATCCAAATATGCCGCCACCCGGTGATCCGTTGCCCAAATTGCCAAACAGAAATTTGCCAATTTGCGCCGCCGCAGCTTGTGAGGCCAAGTCAAGCAACATCTCGCCGAACCCGCGAATGATGCCCTTGAAGCCGTCGTCGAAAGAGTTTTTCAAAGAATCCGCGATAATATTTTGCGTATTCCGCGCCGCTTGGATCATAAACTCGTTCAATTCTGAAACTTGATCTTCCGCTTTCTTGAAACCCTCTTTTGTCCGCCGCAGAATATCCTGAAACTCTTCCGAATTCGGAATCAGTCCGGCCTTATACAATTCGATAATTCGATCAATTACCGCCGCCTGCTGTTCGCTTTCTGTTCGTGTATTTTGAATCAGCGCGGCATATTCCTTCTCAAGATCGTTGCGGTCTTTGTCGGCTTGCTCCATCCTCTCTTTCACCGCTTGCAAGTTGGCCAGTTCGTCGAGGATCAAACCAGCCTGCGCAATCTGTTCTTCCGTCGCGCCGGTATCGATGATTTTCAGCAGCGCCTTATCTCGATCAGTAGCACCAAATAACTGCACTTGCTGGAACAGATCAGCCAACGCTGCATTGACTTTTTCAATTTCTGCGGCAGCTTTTGGATCGATGATCGGTGGCAAATTAGGCGCTGGAAGATCAAGTAATGCCGGGACATTTGCCACCTTTGGCTTAGTTACCGAAGCCAGCCTATCCAATTCCAAAGACTCTTTTTTTAGCCTGATTTCTATTTCCAGGCTTCGCGCTCTGGCAGAAAATAGACTGTTTTCACGTCCAAAAATATTGATGGACTTTTCACGCGCCTTAGTTAGCTGCTCTTCTAACCCGGCTATCTCATCCTCTCGGCGATCAAAATCGTTCTGTGCAATTACTCCAAACAGCTCCTTAATTTCATCCTTGACAAAACCGATGGCTGCCGGAAGTTGCACCATTTTTCCGATGAACTTAACAACACCTTCCGTAAGACGCGCAAAGCCTTCCTTTACACTTGGATCATTCAGCGTTTTGCTTAACTGGTTTATCGCCTCTATAGCGCCGCGAATGCCATCAGAGCCTGTATCTCCTTCCAGTAAATCGTCGAATGAATTTTGTAGTCCCTTGAGCGCGCCGCCAAATGTGTTACGCGCCGCTTTGGCCGAACCACCAAATTGGTTTTCTAGTTCCTGCAGGATGATTTTCTGTGCGCTCAGCACGTCTCCGGATTCGACCAGAGTCTTAATCAATTCTTTTTGTTGTACCGTGAACTGTATTCCGGAGCGCGCCAGAGCAGTGACGCCTAAGATTGGATCATTGAGCGCTTTACCAATCTGCACAACAGAACTGCGTAAATCGGTACCCATTTTTGCTGACAAATCCAACACAGCAGCAGTAGCGCGAGGAAATACCTCAGTCCCCAACTGCGTGAATGTCAGTAATTGAGATTGCGCGGAAACGATCGCTTCATCGCCGAACGTGGTTACGGCCTGCAGCGCGGCTGCATGCTCCTGCAGTGCTCGTGATGTTTCCTCGGTGAACCGTCCGGTAGATTTTAGCGAAGCATTAAGCTGGGCAACAGCGGCATCTTGTTCTTCAGTCGCCTTAACCACGGCACGAATGGCAAGAGCGCCAAATGCAGCACCAAATAAAGCAGCTTGGCGGCCTATTTTTTTTAGCGCAGCAGACATGTCACTACTCATACGCCGCGATGAACGCCGCGTCTGATTTTGCGCCTTCTGCAGTTCCCGGATCAGCTTGACGGAATTGGCGTCAAGATCAAGGGTGACTGTGCCAGCACTAGCGGCCATTGGGTTTTGATCCTGTCAACGCCATGAACATTGCTTTTTGCTCCATGGGGGTTTGTGGTTTTTGTGGCAAGAAATCGCGCATGCTCATCGTTTTTCGATCCGGCAATGATCGGCCCGCCATGTTGGTAATCTGCGCCATCAATGAGGCCGTCCGTTCGTTTGCTGACTTGTCTGGCGGCTCAATTCTCAAATATTCCAGCCACAGCAAAAACTCACGAAACGAAATATTCAACTCTGAAACCGGACGGTGGAAATAAAATGCCAGCCGGAATGCCGCAAGCAACAGCGGCTGGCCCGTCAGTTTTTTTCNGCGTCCTCTGCCGTTCCGCTCAGGCTGATAATCTCGTTGTACAACAGCATCAATGGCGCGCGGCCTTTGCCAGCCAATGCAGGCGCATCTTCGTCAGAAAATATCCGCTCGCCGGTCTCTGNATCAATCACGCTCCAAGCAACAACCTGCGCAATATCCACAGCAGCGAGTTTTATTTTGCCGTCATCCGCCAGCCGATCAGGTCCAAACGCAGCCAGAGATTGCTGCAATGAAAGCTCCTGAATTGTGAGCGTCTGCTTCCACTGCGGCACCTCAACGGTTTTCCTGCGCAAATCAACGCAGCCAAGAATCTGCTCTTTTACAGCCATGTGATGTCACCCGTTATCCGGCCGTTCAGGCTGGCTTTTAATTGCTGCGTAGGCTCATTTGAAGACCTCTTGAAACCCAAAATCACAAGAGCAAAGCTTGCTTGTGACGCATCAGGCCACAGACATTGAAAATTCCTCGTAGTACCTACTGAATCGCGCAAGTCTTCCTGCTGCACATTGCCAGCGACCCAGTTCATATCAAAATTCACTTCCGCGCCGTCCGGCAATCCGGCTATGCGCTCAACGGACGTCGAGTCCATATTGGTAACGTCAACTTCCGGCGCCGATGATCCGATTTCAGAGATATTCAATACCTCTGCGATTTTCGTAAATATCTCGGTCGGCGTGCCACCGTCACCTAATTTCAGTTGTGTAAGTGCGCCCAGCATTGCTTGTGTTGCCATTTTCATTACTCCAAAAAAAGCCGCCCAACGGCGGCGTTGATAAAATGAATAGTCACATTAGTCCACGTTGGTCCATATCTGATACCGCTGGCTGACCCAGTGGGTAACGCGATCTCCGTCCTGTTCGCTAAAATCGTTTTCAGTTTGCAGGTTTACAAAATGTGCGGTCAACGCACCCCACGCGCCGCTGTACCCGTGCAAAATATCGCGCACGGAATCAGCCAGCGCTTTTGACCCGGTGTAACTCTGATCGAGACAATCCACCTGAATGCCCGCTTCGGTGGGCCCCACGTTGAGACCATCAACCGCATTGACACGGGTGGTATATATGCGCTGATAGCGTACCGATGGAACCAATGCAGGTTGTTGCAATCGTGGACTCACCGGCGCGTCAATTCCAGACAATACCGATACTAGGCCAGCCTCAAGCGCGCTCATTTTTTTGCCGCCTTGCGCACCGCTGCTTCAATTCGTTTTTTCAGAAATAGAGCAAATAATTGTTTGTAATTACTAGCCTGTGCTTGTGCTGCAGGCCATAAAAACGGGAAAGCAGACGTTTTTGCTGTACCGAATTCAACTAGGTGCCCATGCCGAATTCCGGATGTCAAAATGCTGGACGGCGGCGCCTTACCTCTGCTGGTGTAATAAAACTGAATGTATTTTGCCAGCGCTTTGAGATTGCTACGCACCGGCACCACTTCCATGCCAGCCGCTTTACCAGCCCGTTTACGCCGACCCATGGCGCGAACGTTCAACGATTCAGACAACGCGCCTGAACTGTCCCCGCGCTTGGCTAATTGTTTGGCCATTGGTAGAATGCTTTTACGTGCTGCGCCGCTCATCGCCCCATTCAGTAAGCGCTGCTGTTTTTTGATGTCGCCAGGAAAAGCCGCTTGCATGGCCTTGAGCGCTTCTTCCAAGCCAACAAGTTTGGCGCCAAACTCGCTCACAAGTGCCTCCGCGCAAAAATCTGCAGATCTGTGTTGCGGCCCTCGGTATTGAGCACGGATTTAATATCAAAAACCTGTTTACCCCATAACGCCCGATCCGCTGGTGCCAGATCAGCCAACGCGCTTTGATAGCGGCAGGTAATGCGATAATCCACGTCCGCCTGTATCTGCATGGCGGAAAACCGCTCCTTGCCCGCTACGGCCTCCACGCGCGCCCAGGTCGTCACAATATCCGCCCAGTCGGTTTCAGGCTCACCCAGATCGTTTGGAATCACCACGGCCCGCTGAAACGTCACACGGTGCCGTAACTGGCCAATATTCACGCCGAAACCGCCGACCGACGATACTCGGAAACGATACTATCGAATCCCATCGGCACCAACGTTAAGACCCCGTTCACCGCAGCTTGGCGGATTTCGTACCGATGCGCGACCAACAGGCTGATAGCGTCAATCAAATCGTCTGGAACGCCGGATGATTCAGCCGCGCCAAGGCGATAACTCACCAGCACCGCGCCAAATCTACTAGCCGTCGCTGGCCAGCCGTTGACCGCCTCCACTCGCGCCGTATCACCACCCAGATCAACCCGGTAATCAGCAGGCGGAACTGTCTGCAACACACCGTCAACGTCGTAATACTGGATTGATGTCACGGATGTCACTGGCGCACCAGGCAAGCATAATACCGCCGGAAAGGCATCCAGAGACCACTGCCATTCCTGATCCATCAGCGCGTAACCAATCCCCGCAGGCCCATCAATGCGCGCCACAGCGCCGTTGAGATAGTTCAAAAGCAGCGTATCATCAGCCTGAAAATCAACCCGCACCCGCGATTTCAAGGCGCTCAATGTCAAAGGCTGTTTACTTGGCTTTTGCGTGACTTTTACCCTTGTCCACATTTTTTCTACGCTCCGGTTTCACCTCAACCACGTGTGGGATAGCCTGGCCAGCCTCGATCAAACTTTTTCCCTCGGCATCGCTAACGTCGATAACATCGCCGCAATTATTAGCAAAATTCACCCCAGCTCGAGACACCAGTAATTGAACGCGCATCAGAAATGCAACAGGCTGGCGACCAGTCCTGTTCCTCCTGTAACGCCAATCGTGCCCTTGAGATAGCCCTCAATTGATTTCAGCACAATAAATTTATGCGCCCCAACAGCAATAGAGCCAACCGCGAAACCTGCGCTTACGTCTACAGGCCCAATTCCTGACACGTCTACAGTCGCGCCGCCATCACCGTCAATGGTGGGACTCAGTGCTCCGGCGGTGGGATTACGCAGCAACAGAACCGGTTTTTTGCTGGCGTCGTAAGTGAATGTGTCCGCAGCCGTTAACGTGGTCTCAGTCACAGACTGCGAACCAAAACCGCTAACCACTGTTGCCGCAATAGTAGCCATATAATTTCTCCAGAATAGAAATTGCCGCGCCGATGTTCCGGCGCGGCAATGTGAACAGCAGTTAGGCGGCGGCCATCAGCATATGTTTAATGGCTGCGCTGTTCAGCAACTCGCCATCAAACCGCTTGAAGCCGATAAACCCAACCTGGAAAAATTCCGCATAACGCTCGCGCAATGCCAGCACCTGAAAACCGCTGACTTTACGTACAATGTAGCGCGAAAAATCGCCAAAAATAATCGGCTTGGCAGACAAACCGATACTAGGCATAGCCTGATTAACAGAATACGGGTGGCCCATGATCTGCGCCGGTTCACCAACGCGAATGTCGCCCATAGTCCAGATAAAATCACCGTTCGCATTAGTCAGTTTCCGGATTGCCGCAAGGGTTGAGTCGTTGAACATCCACCGGGTTAACGGAGATGCTCGATAGGCTGGATCAACAGAGTGCATATGGTCAACTAGATCGTTGACGGTAATAGCTGTACCAGATGCTGCAGTTTTACCCAGACCGGACGCTGTAACCACTCCGTTTGGCGCCGCCGTGCCAGTACCGATAGTCAGCTCCTGGTTGCAGGTACGGCCCAGACGCTCGGCAAAAAGCTCGTTCATCAATGCGTCAATGTTGAAAAACGAATCTTGCAACAGTTCCAGCGGAACCCGCACAACGCCGGTATCGTAAATGTAGGCGTTTAGCAGTTTCTGACCGAATGCAACATCATCAGTGCCGTCGTCGTCAACGGCTGCATTCTGCGCCTTGATCCTGCCGGTCTTGGCGGTATCATCTACCGTCGGCCATTCAATTTCACGGCCGTTAGCGGTATTGAGCTCACGCGAAACACCAGGGTCCCACATAGGCCCCCAGGCTTTCATGGCTTTGTCGATCTCGCCCGAGAACTCAGTCGGAACGGTGTAGCCGCCAGATGCGCCGGTTGTCGACGTTTGCGCACGCTGCTCCTCGTTCAGGCTCTGGTAGTGCTGGCGCATTACCGCCTGTTCAGAAGAATTCAGTTCACCAACGCCAAAGCGCAGCGCCTTGACGAACACATCCTTGTACTCCGG